AAAACAACCAATATCAGATAAATCAATATCCATTACTATTGTTTGTGTTCCAACTGGAACCCCAAAAATCATAAAATCCCCACTATCATTTGTTGTTACGGTAAATCTATAGTATTTGTTAAAAACCTCAATGTAAGAACCGTCCATTAATACATCCCCTTTGTTTGGAAAAGATCCGGTAGATGTGTGTCCGTTATATGATGGTAATTTTGGAAGTAAGTTGTATCTATAACCTTCTTCAGTTGTATCTGAAATGGTTTTAAAAGGATAAAGTTCGTTAATAACAGGATCTAATTCGTCTGTAGGTTCTAAAGGAATAAAAACAGAAACTTTTGCATTTGGTAAACCAAAACCGTTATTTACAAAAACTCTACCCGTAACAATACCGTAATCTGCACAAAATCTTGTATAGATATCATTTGATAAAATTTTTAAAGAAAGTATTTCTAAAGATTCCCAATCTTGTTCTAAGTTTACATTGATATACTTATCAATACCAACTTCGGTTCTTATTCTATATGATTTTGGCATTAAAAAATTGTTTTTTTGATAAATAGTTTATTTCCCATTTTCATAGAAACATACACCTTATTAAAAAAAAATAAATCTCTAGGAGAAATTAACTGACGTAAGATTCAATACTCTAATATTTATATCCTTATTAGGATATCTAATTTGATAAATTTGAGTTGGCGTTGCAAATAGAGTATCTGCGGTTGGTCTTATCTGTCGTGTTACAGGGTCTGAATATGGCATAGATGTTTGACTTGATGAATATTGACCACCGACTTGATTAAAAAATAAAATGTCTGAAATGCTAACAATTCCATTTTCTGTTTGAATTAGTCTTTTTAGTTCTGAAGTATTAACATTTTGACCTAACCCCCTAACTAATGGGTTAAAGAAATTTCCAACAATTTGAATTGTTTTTGCAATTATAGCACCTTGATTTTGACTATTATCTAAAACAACATCAACAGTAACCGCTAAGTCTATTGTTTCTGCCGCCTCTATTGATATATAATCATTTATCATTCTATAATTTGATAAATAGTTAGCCACATTTTGTTTTAAACTGTTTGATATAACATTAGTTAAACTCCCATTTAAATCATAAGACAACATTTTAATTTTTATTTTGTTGTTTTCTTCTGTTATAGCAACTTTTGCCGGAGCCCCAAATTGAGCTGGCATTTTTCTTAAAATTGAATTATAATCATTAACAGTTACAGCTCTGTTTTGTGCCGCAAAATTAAATGAAACCATATTTCTAACATCCTCTATTGTTGGTGGATTAGCTCCTCCAATTGCCGCTGTAACATTATTACACTGTAAACTATTAATAACACTTCTATTAAAAACTTCAGATGGCCCATTAACAGAAAACGAAACTGTTCCAATTTGATTAATAGTATTAATACCAAGATTACTACCTAAACCACCACCTATCCTATATTGAACAAATAGTGTAGTATTAGGTGTTAACGCCGATCCCATAGCATAGTTATTTGTGTATCTACTTAAGTCAAACCCTTTACCGTCACGAGCAAACTCTTTAAGTTGTTCTTCTGCTGAAATATTTCCTCCACCAAATGTTAACTTACAAAAACTTTCTGACGTATATTCAGATATAAATTTATTTGATGTTGTAATATACGTTCCGACTTTAATACCTGGTTGATCAGACACTTTTGTTGGGTCTTCAATAAAAACTCTGTCTTGAACTAAAGCGTCTACCTCATACCACCTTTCAGGTCCTAATGTTAAAAAATCTTGTGGATTTGGTATTGTTGAGAATTGAGTTCCTGACTTTAATAAAACACTTGTTATTCCCAAAATATTTTTTTCAGGTAAGAATAATTCTAAATATGGTTTAACATCATTTGGCGTAATAACTCTTTTAAAAACTTTTGTAATACCATTAACAACAACTTCTCTTTTGACTATCGTATAATTTAATAACTTCCCACTTGAGTCAAAATTTGGTATTTTAACCCTGTTTGGTGATCCTTCTGCATTTATTGGTGATGTAAAATCAATATCATAAACAGTTTCAAATGGTTGTCCACCGCCATTAACTTGGGACCCTCTTCTTAAAACCCCACAATATCTTAAATCTTCTCTATCACCAAAAGCCGGAACTGTAATTGAAAAATCAATTAATGCGACAGATGGTCTTTGACCTGGAATTTTTAAACCATAGGTTCTTGCAATATTATATATTGATGTTTTTTGTTGTGCGAACTGAAGAACCGTTTCTTGGATACTTCTATCTATTTGATAATTTAAATTATCTGTTACCGCAGCGTTCAAATCCAACATCACTGAAAAAATACCAGCGTCGTTAAAGTTTTGAACTAAATCAGGGTAATAAGTTCTTGTGAAATTTATTAATTCTGTTCTTACTCCTTGAAAGTCTCTTACCGTATAGGATATTTTTTTTTCTGCCATATAGTATTAAATATTGATTATAATAAAATCTTGTGATTCAAAAGCAGAATCAAGAACTCTATAATCTATTTTAATTTTTGCGGTGTGTTCTAAAGTTGCAATATTTGTGACTTTAAATTCTCTCTCACCATATTGATTAATTGTGGTTCCTTTATCTTCTAAACCGGCCGATGCGGGCTCTACGCTTATATTTGTTATTTGTAAATTTGGCATATACGTTCTAACACTGTCTTGGATTTCTGATTCAATGTCCGAAAATGTTGGTCCGTCTAATGGTTCAAAAATATATTCATATAATCTTGTTCCAAAATTTGGTAAAAAATATCTACTTCCTCTTCTTGTTAATAAAAGATGAACAAGGCTTCCTCTAATCTCTCCTTCAGTTGAGTTTGTAACGTCTAAATACCTTCCTGTAAAAGAATCTACGAAAGGAAAAGAAATACCATAAGTTATACCATTTGCCATATCACATATAAATATAACTTAAGTTTTTTTTAAGTAAAAATTGTAAAAATATGTCAAAAAAAAATCCCAACTTAATGTTGAGATTTTAATGATTTATTTCCCTTTTGGTAAAGAGGTTCGTAAGGACAATGTAAACATCTGCTACCACAACAACTTCCTCTATTGATGTGATAAGATTCTGTCATTACTATATTACCTTCTTTATCCTTATAAAAGTCAGGTTCAGGAGATTTTTTTGTTGTCTCCTGAACATATAACTGTTGTATCCAATCTTTAGATGATCTTACTGTCATTTTAATTTTATTATACTATTTCACAAGCTCCACCAGCACAAGCGGCTTCACCTCTAAGGTCTGTATTATCTTGTAACTCAATAACTTTTGTAAGATCAACATCTGACAATGTTTTAACTAATCTTTCAAAATCTTCTTTCGTACAATCTTCAAAAGGAGCTTGAGTATAAGTTCCTCCGTTATATGGTAATACCGATAGTCCGTTATAGAAATCTCTATTATTCCACATCCAATCACCAACTAAATCCCATTCATCCTCTTTAACTGAAATTGTTGCAGATACGTTATGACTATTTTGTCCGTTTCTATGACCTGGTTTAATCCATTCTTGAGACACCTTTTTAACTCGTTCTAACATTTGAAAAACAGATTCATGTCTAATGATGGATCCTTCTGGCGCCCTTTGTGGAATAGCAATTACCGCAGTATCGTGAGGACGGAAAAACTCATCTTCAATCAACTCAGGGTGATTATTCGCCAAGTAAGAATAGATTGATTCATTCTTACCTACACGGATTCTTCTTAGATAATAATCATTATGCCAAGCATGAATTCCTGATGATGTTCCCAAAACTAATGATGAAGTTCCTGATGGTTTAACGGTTGTTGTTCTTGCTGATTTATTAATACCAATAAGATTTGCAACTCTTTCGTTTTCTTCTTTAACCATCTTTGCGGCTTTTTTCATGTCATAACCTAAAACAACTCCTGAACCAATACCTGTCATTCCAACACCAATAAGGGCATCTTTTTCGGTAGTTCTTTTCCAAATATCTCTTAAATAATGGAAGTCTGTATATCCAGCTTGTAGTGTTCCAATGAATGATGCCGCTTTAACTCTTTCGTTAAAATCTTCTTGTGATTCAATGTCTGAAGCGTTAACCTCACACAAATTACAGAATTGGAATGGTCTAAGTGCGATTTCGCAACAAGGGTTTGTTCCCCAATCTTTATCGTTAGATAAATAAATTCCCGGTTCTCCTGCTCCTGATAACTCAATACGTTTCCATAAACCCATAAAGAATTCTTTAGTGATTTTGTGTCTAAGTAGTACCGCTGAGTTATTTGCTCTACCTCTTTGTGCGTTTTGTTCCCACCAACTACCAGATTTACAAGAAATCATTTCTTCATCGTCAGCCGAGAATAATGAAATAAGTGCCGCTCTTCTAATACCTCCTGCCAATACCGCATCTGCAATATGACATACAATATCGTGAGTCTCAATTGGTGTTAATTTTTCACCATCTTTTTTGTTATCCAAAACTTTTGTGATATTATGAATACAATCTTTCAATGGTTGTGGTCCTGGTGCCTTTCCTCCCGATGTAACAAGCATTGCCCCCTTTTGTCTAATATCTGAAAAATCAAATATAGGTGTTGACGATTTGTATCCCAAATAAGATTCCATTAATACTTTAATAGCGTCTGCCCATCCTTCAATGGAGTCACCAATTAGGTATCGTCTTGTTCTTTCTTTGTTTGGTTTTTTAAGATCGGGTAATTTTTCAACGTGATGTTTTTGAACTGAATACCCAACTCCTGTTCCACCTAAAAGTAAAAACATTGTTTCAGAAAAAGAGTCAACATGGTCAATTGGCATATAAGCACAGTTGTAAACTCTGTTTGGTGAAATTTCAATTGATTTACCACCAAACTGTAAAGATCTCATTGATGGTAATACTTTTTTATCGTATACCATTTTATACACCTCTTCGATTTCACTTGTAATTTTAGGGTATTTTTTTTGGTGCATTTCTTTGTTACGAGTCACCAACTCTT